AGGTTCGCCTCCGTGAGCTGGACCCACGGAGGGGGGCCCTGGACCTTCTTTCGCAGGATGATCGGCATCAGGCCCCCGGGATCCGGAGCACGACGCGGGCCTGCTCCAGGGTGAGACGCGGCGGCGCGTCGATGATGGCGGCGACCCCAGCCCAGCCGAGGTCGGGATCGGTCACGAGCAGCTCGTCGCCCTCGCGCCACCGCGACGCCTGCGCCAGTGGGACGTCGTACGACACCATCCGGCACGGTAGGGCACGGCGCTCGATGACGTGGCCGGCGACGGCGAGTGCGGTGCCGACGTCCCAGGTCCAGTCGATGGCGATCCGGGGACCGGGACGGCGGCCGTAGCGGGAGTAGGACCGCCGCGCCGCTGCGGTCTCCACCGTGCGGGTCCGATCCGGATCCTCGGGGGCCTGCATGTCGAGGATGCTGCCGACCACGACGACCTGGTCGCGCCAGCCCACCTGCGGGTCGTTGCGGAACTGGACGACGACCTCGTTTTCCGGTGGCCCGTCGCGGCTGACGCCGCCGACGCGGGTGGCGCCGATCAGCTCACCGACGACGCGGGACTCGTCGTGCACGTACCGCTTCGGGACGAGGTAGCGGCCGCGCTCACCCACACGGACGACGACGGGCAGCCACTGCAGCCAGGCGTCGATCAGCACCCAGGGATCGGCGACGGGCGATGACACGAAACTGTCCACGTTCAGCGGCCCCAGGATGTCCTGGGCATCGGAGAGGCGGGTCCAGTCCACGGAGCCCGGTCCCCAGCGCTCGAGCAGGTAGCGGACGGCGTCGTACATGGAGCGCGCGACGCCGCCGCCGCCGGCATCGCTGAACCCCGCGAGCAGACCCGAGGTCGTCGAGTCCGGGATCGAGGCGAGGCCACCGGTGGTGCAGTCGCAGACGAGCACGGGCTGTCCCAGGAGGTCTACGATCGAGACGACGTCCTGGTCAAACTCGGGGTGGTCCTCCTGGTCGGTGAGGCGAACGCGGAGGCTCGTGATCTCGGCGCGGGGATCCTCGCTGACGAGCATGTAGGTCGCCGAGGTGTCGCCCACGACGAGCTCGGCGAGCGGGATCGGCACGCACGGGATCGGGTTCGACCCGGACCCGATGAAGCCGGGGTAGCCGAAGATCACGGGGTACATCGCCCCTTCCGTGCCGAGATCACCAGTGCCGACCGGCCAGGTCTCGGCCGACACCCGCCGCGTCTCCGCCGGGACCTGGCTCCCACGGGTGACGCCGGAGACGTCGCGGGAGATGGTGAGGCCGATGGAGTCGAGGCGGCCGCCGTACACGGGAGCCACGACGCGGCCCGTGGTCACGACCTCGACGCTGCCATCGGCGTCGAGGAAACGCAGCTCGGCGCTGGCGGAATCGAGCTCCTCCGCCCACTGCCAGAGTGCGGGGGACACGACACGTACCGAGACGTCCTCGGGGGAGGACAACGCGACGTCCAGACCGGGGTCGAGCTCGAGCCGGTACGGGAGGGCGTCGAACACCCGCGTCAGCGTCGAGAGGCGGTGGGTGGTGCCGCAAACCTCGATGGTGAGGAGGAAATCCGGCGTCATACCAGCTCCTCCACGACCAGCGTCCCGATGGAGAACAGCTCGGCGGAGCCCTCGCGCCCGCCGATCGAGTTGTCGCCGCCGAGGCTCGGCGAGGTCGCGAGGCCGTACAGCCACTCGGAGGCGTCGGTGAGGGTCCCCGCCGCCGTCGGGAGCTGGCCGACGACGACAAGGGGGCAGCCGTCGAGGCCGTCCAGGGTCGCGACGAGCTCGCGCCAGGCGTCCTGCCACGTCCCGATCGGGAGGCCACCACTCGCCGCGATGATGTCCGGCGCCGCCGCCAGGAGGCGCATGGAGCGCGCCGCGGACGGTCCCCAGCTGTACGCCCACGTCCGACGCGCCGGGCCGGTGCGGGCCAGGGAGGGGGTGCCGTCGCGGCGTCGCGAGATCACGGCGGGGAGGGCGGTCTGGCGCTGGGTCTGCCAGTCCGGGGGCGTCCCGATCCCGACGACGCGGGCGACGCAGAGGACACCGGCGTCGTAGGTCGCCGTGACGCCGTCGGGGCCGCGATCCTCGGGCACGATCTGGCCCGCCGGGATCCGGATGCGGACGAGGCCACGGGGGTCGTCCACGCCGGGGTACACGATCAGCAGCCCGGAGGGGTGGACGAGCTCGGCGTCGCCACTCGCATCCTCGGTGCCGTCGATGCCCTCCACGGTGCAGCGGATGCCCTGGACCGTCGCCGATGCCGTCCAGTAGCCGGGGCTGTTCGAGACGATCCGACGGGCAACACCGGGCGGGAACACGAAGTAGCCGCCGGCGAGCTCGTCGCGGCCGACGTAGCGGGTCAGGTTCGAGGTGCCGCCGGGGCGGACCTCGGTGCCGGACAGCAGGTAGGAGGCGGTCTGGCCCTTGTCGAGGGTCCCGGCCGTGGTCCAGCCCCCGGCGCCGTCGTCGATCTGCAGGACCGCGGTGCGGAAACTGGCCCGAAGCGCGACGAGGGCGAGTGCGGCACCGCGGTGGATGGGCTCGTCCTCGATGCCCCAGGTCAGAAAGATGTCGTCGTCGATGCTCGTGGAGCGCCACGACACCGACGGCGCCGGCTCCGTCCACGGCTGGATAGCCTCGACCGGGTAGAGGTGGCCGACGGGGACGGTGCCCTCCTCGCCGAGGAGGAGGGGGCCACCGGCGGCGGAGATGTAGCCGACGTCGGAGTCAACGGCGCCGAGTAGCGGGCAGGGGTAGCGCAGCTCGGCGGGGCCGATCGGACGCCCCCAGCGCAGCCCGCGCGGGCCGTTGCTGGGGGTCAGGTGGTACTCGTCAGGCCCGTCGAGGCCGTACTCCCAGTCGCACTCCAGGGCGGCGGCGAGCATCGAGGTGATGATGGTCTGCGCGCCCGCGGCCGTGATGAAGACACCGACGCTCGATAGCGCCGCCGCACCCTGGGTCACGACCATTGCCAGCACCGGCGACACCGCGGTCCAGACCGGCCCGGTGCCGACCTGGCGGTACCAGACCTGGCAGGTGCCGTGCGTGATCTGCCACCGGAGGTCCAGCCACGTCGAGGTCATGTTCGGGATCGTCGCGGATCCGCGGGTCGCGGCGCCGAAGAAGTCCCGGACCCGGATGCCGTCGGTGCCAATCACGATCTGGACGGCGTAGCCCGTGGCGCCGGCATCCTGGACGACGGCCAGGATCGTCGTCGTGCTCGCCGCCACGGCCTGGCCCGCGGTGAGCTTGATCCTGGCGTGGCCGCAGGCGTAGTCGTAGGCCGTCGCCGCGGCCAGGGTCTGCGAGAGACTGTACGCCTGGCCCGCCGCTGCCGCTGCCTGGCGGCCGCCGTTCGCGAGGCTCACCGTCGCCGTCGCGACCTCGCCCCAGCCCATGTTCGCCGGGATGTCCCACGGCGTGTACGTGATCCCGTTCTCGCCGGCGCCGCCGTCGTCCACCCACCCGAACCGGTAGTACCGAAGGTTCGGCTCGCCGAGATTGGCCATGCCCTGGTCGACGTTCGACCAGCCGCCCGCTTCGAGGCAGATGAGGCCGGCATCCGACGACGAGTTGTTGGCGAAGATGTGGCACTTACCCATCGACCACACGGGGTGGAGCAGGTGGGGCCCATCCACATCGGTCGCCGGAAAGCCGGTCAGCTGGCGCGTGTACTTGCGCCAGGTGTAGCCGCCATCGACGCTGAACCAGACGCGAACCTCGCCCTGGACCGCCCCGGAGTCGGAGCGGACGAAGGCGTAGATGGTGCCGTCGTCGTCGAGGGCGAGCTGGATGTCGCCACACTTCACGGACTCGAGGACGCGCTCCTCGGCGGTCGAGAGCGGGGTCCGCGCCGACTCCACGACGCGGACGGCGGGGTAGGCCTGGGTGTCCGTCATGTAGGCGCAGACGAAGCCCTTCGGCCCGTAAACCGCCGAGTATCGCGACGTGTTGGCGTAGTCGGTGAAGGTCTGGACGCCGACGAGGTCCCAGGTGACGCCCTTGTCGCTGCTCGCCTCCTGCCGCGTCCCGGAGGCGCTGTGGCACCAGCGGAGCCAGTCCTGACCGGCACGCGGCGCCACCCCGACGTGCTCGGCGAGGTTGGACACGCCAAAGCCGCGGGTGAATGGCACCCAGTTGTCGCCGCCGTCGTCGCTGTAGTAGCCGACCTGGGTCTCGTCGTAGGTCGCGGTCCCAGCGCCCGACCACAGCAGGATCCGCCCCGGAACCTCGGGGTCCTCGCACGAGGAGATCGGGCAGTCGAGGCCCTGCTCGGGGCCAAAGTCGTAGCCCGATGCCCACGTCTCGGTGCGCGGGCTGTAGCGCCAGGTCCTCGCCGCCGTGGGGTCGCCCTCGACGGCGCCGACGATCACGATCTCGCCGGTCGTCGAGCGGCGCGCCACGGCGAAGCGGTCCCACAGCTCGGCCTTGTAGTCGCTGGGCGCCGTGACCCCGACGAGGAGGTTCGGCTCGCTCCACCCGCACCAGTCCCGGTTCGTGGCGCCGGCCGTGGGCGTCGAGGACAGCCGCACCGCGACGCGGGGGCCAATCACACCGCGCTTCGGGAAGCCGCCGCCGGTCACGAGCCAGTCCACATCGACACCCTGGGCGCCACCGACGACGAACCGCCACTGCGGCTCATCTTCGCTGCTGCTGACGCCCGGAATTGGGCCCGCCTCGGTGTAGTACGAGTCCGGGGAGAGGTTGACGGCCGCGGCGCCCTTCGCCGTCAGCTCGTGGACGAGCGGGACGAGGAGCCCGAGCATGGGGTCGCGACGTGCCATCAGCCCTGCCTCCGCCAGACCTTGCCGGGTGCTGCCTGTTCGACGCGGAGGCTCTGCGTGCGGGGGTCGATGGCCACCATCACGGTCGCCCCGCGCGAGCTGCGCCGGGTCGAGCCGCCGCCACCGGCGGCGTTGTTCCGCTCGGCGTCGGTGACGTCGCCGTCGCCGTTGTCGTCGGCGCCGCCGCGCCCAAACACCGAGTTGTAGGCGCGCTCGAACCCGCTCTGCGAGTCCGGGTTCGGGTTGAACACCTTGTCCACCCACTCCGGGGCCGCGGTGCCCTCCGCGGAGGCGCCGCCGACGCTCCACGGGATGGACTCCCCGATGATCTGCGTCATCGGCGCGATCACCGAGGTCCCGACGATGACGGCAGCCAGGCCGGGAGCCGCGGCACCCAGCGCGGGGGCGAGGTTCGCCACCATGCCGGCGTAGGCGACCGCGGCGTTGGTCAGGATCTCGGCGACGGCCGCCACCTTGCGCGCGGCCAGGGCGCGCTTGTAGCGGGACTCGTCGGCCGCGGAGAGGTCGTCGCCGGCGCGGATCATCTCCTCGTACGTCGAGATCGTCTGCTCCGTGGAGAACTCCACAAGGGCCGAGATGCCGTCCATGCTGCCCTGCACGGCCTGCATCACGGCGGCGCTCATGGCCTTCCGCGCCTGGACCTCCTGCTCCCACAGCGCGCGGCGCTCCATCGAGAGCTGCGCCTCGAGCTGGAACTGTTCGATCGCCGCGGCGCGCTCGACGGCCCAGTTGTCCTCGATCTCGTCCGACGTGATGACGAAGGCGCTGCGGTCGGGAAGGTCGATCTGGTTCGCGACCAGGTCCTGCTCGAGCTTCAGCTGGCGCTCGGCGAGGGCAATCGAGCGGGCGCGGGCCGCGGCGTCAGCGTCGGCGTCGGCCTTGCCCTTCGCCTCGAGGGCGGCGGCGGCCTCCTTTGTGATGTTCAGCTTCTCGCGCGACTGCGTCAGGATGTCGACGAACTCGGCCTGTGCCTTGAGGTTCTCGACGTCGTCGTTGCCCAGCTTCGCGAGGAAGACGTTGATCCCGACGTTCGCCTTGAACGACTCCCACGACCCCTTGATCGAGACGCCGAGGCTCTCCCAGCCCGCGGCCTGTTTCGCCGTGGCGTCGGCGCCGGCGAGGAGGAGGCGGTTCTGCTCCTTCAGCGTGTCGGCGTGGAGCTCCTGGAGGGCCTTGATGGCCAGGACCTGGTCGGCGTAGCGCTCCAGCTCGTGGCGGGCCTCAAGGCTGCCGCCCCGTGCCGACTTCTCCAGCTCCTCGACGAGGTCGGTGACCTTGCCGGCGGCCTCCACGGCCTGGTTGCCGGCGACGCTGATCGCGAGACCCATCGCGCCGACGCCCACGGTCAGCGCGCCCGCCGCAGTCGCCGCCCCGATCAGGGCCGGCGGCATCTCCCCCATGAGGGCCGACATCACGGCGACGGGCCGCGCCGCGGTCGCGAAGGTCATCCCGACCCGCGACATGTTGCCGCCGAGCGGGATCAAGAGCGAGGACAGCGACTCGACCTGCGAGATCACGGGATTCGCGTTCAGCGACTTCGCGACCTCGCCGAACCGGCCGAGCTGGCCGCGCGCCTCCGCGAGCGGGGCGATGCCGCGGTTGAAGGCATCGGCGATCTTGCGCCCGTACATGCCGGCCTGCGCCGCGATGCGGTCGAGCGCCTCGCGCAGCCGGGAGACGTCGGCGTCGATTTCAACGGCGGCCACGGGACCTCCCCACGGCGACTTCGATCTCCTTCGCGATGACCTGCGCCTGGAGGCCGATCTTCCGGATCGGCTCCAGGACGTAGACGACCCAGGCGCGGAGGCCTCGGGCGCCCCGGACGCGGACGTTCTCGGCGTACTCGACGGGGTTCTCGACCTGGAGCCGGACGAGGTCGCCGCTCACGATGACGCGCGGCTGGAGCAGCCCGTTGCGGGAGCGCCCCGTCTCGACCGGCCACTTCGAGCGGGCCTCATCGACGACGGCGCTGCCGCGGGAGAGGAGGGACTCGCGGGCGCGGCTCACCGCGGCGGCCCGGGCCCTCCGCGAGAGCTCCTCGAAGCCGCGAATGCGGACAGTAGTCCGGCCAACCCTCGCCGCTCCTCCCGCCACTGTTCCTCCTGCTCGTCGTGTAGGTGCCAGATCCGGAGGACTTCCAGGGGATCAAGCCGATCGAGAAGCCCGGGCTCCCCGTACCGCTGCTCGATCAGGAGCCGCTTGCGCGCGATGACCCCGCGGGTTCGCGGCCACCCGACGGGGTCTCCGAGAAATCCGCGGCGTTCTCGACATTCACCAGCCCGCGGCAGATGAGGCCGTAGGCCGTCATGCCGGCGATCTCGATCTCCTCGAACGTGGCGCCCTCGGCCATGAGCCGGTTGAACGCCCGACGCCCGTAGGGGATGAGGTCGCCCTGGTAGGGGTCGCGCTGCCTGTACGCGGGCAGGCACAGCGCCAGCGCCGCCCAGATCGCGACGTACTCGCGGCCCGGCGTGCGGCCGTTGACGTGCACGTTCCACCGCTCGTCCAGCGGGAGGTTGCGTACCAGGACGTGGTCCTGCCCGGCGAGACGCACCGTCGCCGTGGCCTCCGCCGGCACGGTAGCGCGCAGGGCGGCGACCTCGGCACGGAGGCGGGCGAGCTCGGCGGCCTCGGGGCTTGCCGCTTCGGGTCCGCCCGACTCCAGCGTGATGGTCTCGTCGGTGCTCATGCGGAGCGGCCGCCGACGATGTACTCGAGCTCGACGTTGCCCGTCGAGGCCGCGAGCTGCAGGATGTCGCCGGTGCCCGCCGTGACGGCGACGCCGACGGGGCTGTACCAGAGGAAGGTCCCGCCCGGGGGCAGGTTGAGGAAGTCGGCCGCGGCCCCGAACACCGGCCAGGAGTTGGCGTCGCCGCCGATCTGGACGTTGCCGGACCCCGACGCCGACTTGTTGCGGACGTACACGAGGTTCACGCGCGCGAACGTCGTGGTGCCGCCGCCGATCTCCGAGGAGAGCGAGCCGGCGAGGTCGACGTCCGTCGGGGTCGTGGTGACCGTGATGGCGTCGCTGTGGACGCGGTCCATCTGTCCCTCGGACGTGCCAGAGGCGATGAGCGCCTCGACCGCGGCGGCGTGGGCCATCTGCGCGATGGCCGACCCGGTGCCGACCCCGGTGTTCCGCTCGGCGAGATCGACGGTGACCGCAACGCGGCCGAGTACCTGACGCGGCATGATGCCTCCGAAGTGTGGCCGCTACGGCCGAGAGTTGTTCAGACCGGGTCCATCGTGGAATACACGACGGTGTTTCCGCCACGCTCGACGGTGACGTCGCCCCAGACCTCGCCGGAGACCGCGAGCGAGTTGCCCTCGCCGGCCTCCGAAATGTTGATCTGGCCGTAGAAGTCCGCCATCGTGACGATCATCTGGGGCTCGCCGCGGAGCAGCTTCGAGCCGAAGACCTCCCAGACGAGGTCGAACGTCTTCGGGACGCCGTCGCCGTCGCCCGAGGTCGGCACGACGTTGGCGTAGGCGCCCTGCCCGGCCAGGAACTCGGCGAGGGCGCCGGGGATGGTGCCCGCGCTCGGGGCCGGGGCGTCGCCGATCATGTCGGAGAGCCACGCCGAGAACGAGACCTGCGGGTCCACCTTCTCGCCGAGCGCCTCGCTGACGCGCTGGCCTCGGGCGCGGATCTTGACGGTCTCGTTCAGGGTCGCGGTGAGCGGCCCCAGGGAGAAGTCGCCCCGCGTGTACGGGATGATCAACGCGTTGATCGGCGTCTGCCGGTCCTGGATGCGGATCCGGCCGTAGTTGGCGTTCTTGACCTTGACGGAGACGGACATCAGACCCCCCGACCGGTGTGCCGGCGGTACCGGACCTCGACGGTCAGCTCACAGTGGACGAAATCGGCGGCCGCCTCGGCGGCGACCTGGCCCGGCATCACGGTGCGGACGAGGATGTCGTCGGCCTCGCACAGCTGCTCGGACTCCGCGTAGCGGTCCTCGATGGCCGCGAGGAGGTCGTCGGCGAGCTCCAGCGCGGCGCGGGTGCGCGCGGCCTGCGTGTCGGTCTCGTAGGCGCGCCAGGCCCGGACGTGGAACGTTGCCGTGCGCTCCCACAGATCGGCGCGGGCGCCGCCGCCCTCGTTGCTCACATCGGGCACCGAGACGCAGGCGAACGGGGCGTCGCCCGGCGGAGACTCGTACCAGCCCGGCGTGACGCTGCCCTCGACCTCGGCGAAGTCGTCGAGGTCCGCGAGGGCCTCGACGAGCTCGTCGAGGATCGTGGGGAGGTCGAGCAGCTCACCGGCCATAGAGCACGTAGGTCGCGAGACCTTCCTTCACGGCGTCGGGGAGGATGCTGTCGGTGTCCACGAGCGGCGAGTCCGTGTTCCCGGCGCGGCCCTGGTTGCGGCGGCGGTCGAGGAGGTGGCGCACGGTCATCGCTACCAGCGCCACCAAGGGCTCGGGGAGCGGGTCCCAGCCTCCGACGCAGACGATGCGGTTCGCGCGGCTGTCCTCGAGCCAGGCGAGCCCGGAGGCGCGCGTCAGCCAGACCTCGCCCAGCTCGAGGTCGACGATCACGTCCCCGGAGTCCACAAGCGTGGTGTCGTCCCAGGTCCAGTCGGCGGAGCGGTGCGCCGTCGTCACGGAGATCAGCGGCCGCAGCGGCAGGTTCAGACAGCGAGAGGTCTCGCTGGACAGCGCCGCCGCGCCGAGGTGAAAGGTGTAGGTCTGCGCCGCCAGGCTCCCGACCTCGCCGTTGAGGCGGGGGAAGCGGAGGTAGTCAGCGATCAGACCGTCGGCCCGTTCGATCAGGGTCTCCAGGACGGGGTCCTCCGCCGTGCTGGTAAGCGCGGGGTAGACCTCTCGGAACTGGTCGACACTGATCACGGGCACAGGGTCACTTCCGCTTGCGCGTGGGCGCGTCGGCGGTGGGGTCGAGGATGTCGATGCTGGCCTCGGACTCCGAGGCCTCCACGACGAAGGCAGACCCGAAGGTGTCCGTCAGGTAGGCGGCGACCTCGGGTGCGACCTCCCGGCTCTCACCAGGAGGCCACGGCGCGACCGAGTCGGACCGGTAGCCCCCGGCGAAGGGGGAGGATGCCTGGTGCAGAACCCGCACGGGTCACTTGATCCGGACGAGCTCGAGCTGGGCCCGGAGGCGGCTCGCGAGCCCGGTGCCGGTCTCGACCTTGGTCCAGGTGATGACGTCGCCCGCCGTCACCTCGACCGCCGCCGCCGCGACGGTGAGCGCCTCGTGGGTGTTGGCCACGGAGTTGCCCGTGATGTACGACCGCGACGTGATGTCCAGGGACGTCGTCACGTTGCGGAGCGTCCACACCGTGTAGTTCGTGCCGTTCGCGGTGTGGTCGGCATCGACGATGGCGTCGGCGCGGTCGATCCGGTACTTGGCGCCCGTCGGACCGGGAACGCGCCAGGAGAAGGCGATGCCGGTGCCCGCGGCGATGTTCGCCGACTGCGGGCCCAGCTCCTTGGTGATTCGCTCGTTGTGTACGGCCATCTGAACCTCTGGGCGCGGTGCGCCGCTCGTAAGGGAGGGAGCCAGGCGCCGGAGCGCCCGAGGTCACGATCAGGTCAGATCGTGTTGTAGCGCTCGTGGACGTCCTTGATGCTCGCGCTCGCGGCGTCCTGCGCCTCGAACTTCATCCGCGCCCGGGAGATCACGGTCCCGGTGTTGTTGCGGATGTCCTCGACCATCTTGACCATCTGGCCGCGGAGGAGGTACATCCGGAACCGCGAGATGTCCACGGTGAGCTTCGACGTGGTGGCACCGGTGCCGGTGTAGAGGCCCGTCGTGGCGAGGTCCTTCGTGAGGCAGTAGCTCACGATCAGCGGGAACCGGCCGTGCGTGAAGCCGACCTGGCCGGGCATGACGCCGCCGGGGGTCCGGCCGGTGTCGCCGAGCTGCCCGGTGATGACGCTTGCGAGGAGCCCGACGTTGTCGAACGCGTCGAACTCGTCCAGCGAGATGAGCGAGCCGAAGAACGTCTCGGGGGAGACGATCTCCACGACCTGGACCTTCCCGTCGCTGTTGAGCAGCGAGATCGGGTTCAGGAGCGCGCGGTCGGCGAGGAGGTGGGCCTCGGAGATCGCGGCGCCGGAGGCGTCGGTCCGCATCGAGGTGAGGTCACCGGAGCGGGCGCGGAGCCCGGTCCAGAGGCGGAGCTGGGAGTTGGACAGTCCCCGCGGGGTGCCGACGCGGCCGCGGACGTTCCAGGACGCGATCGTGTCCTGGTGCGTCGCGCTGGCGTCGCCGTTGATGATCGCGTTCTCGATGGCGAAGAGCTGCGCCTCGATGAGCTGGTTCCGGATCTCCTGCTCGAAGCTGATGATCGCATCTTCCTCGGCGTTGAGGTGGAACTGCGCGCCGGCAGCGACCTCCTCGGCCGTGATGACGTGCGAACCCGGCGTGAAGCCCGACAGCGTCGGGTCCGCCGCGGGGTCGTCGCTGGTCGGGATCGAGCCCTTGTACGCGGTCACGTTGCCGGAGATGTTCGGCTTGACGAGCGGGTTGCGCGTCATCTGGACCTGCGGGAAGATCTGCCACATCGAGGGGCGGTGCAGCAGCTCGCGCTCGAGCTCGGGCATCGGGTTGTCGGGAATCCAGCTGTCACCGATGCCGCTGGAGTCGGCGAAGATGCGCCGGACCTCGTCCGGGCCGCTCCGCATGTGGTCGAGGAGCTCGGCCTCGGCGCGGTAGGCGCGTTCCGTGGTGTTCTTCCCGCTCGCGCGGAGGCAGGCCTGGACGAAGTTGCGGCGGTCGAGCAGGCGCTGGGCCTGGAGCTGCCACTGGCTCTTCGGGGCGGGGTCGTCGAAGAGGCCCCAGACCTGGAACGACCGCTGCGGGCGGGACGGGTCCGGCACGCGCTGGTGGCCGACGAGGCGGATCGCCTGCGAGCCCGTCGCGGCCTTCGCGTACGCGCCCGGGGCGGACTCGACGTCGCGCTGGCTCGGCGCGTAGTAGCCGAGCTCACGGTTGCTGCCGTTGACCGAGGACTCGAACGCCTGGCGGTTCGCGGCGTCCTGCGCCTGCGCGATGCGCTTCTGGGCGGCATCGAGGTCGGCGATGGCCTGGTCGATCTGACCGAACCGCTTTTCGCCGTGGTCCTTGGCGTCGCGCGCGGCATCCCGCGCCTCGTGGATGAGCTTGACGAGCTTCTCGGCTTCGATTTCGGCTTCCGTCACGGAGCCTCCTGCAAACGGCAGAGCACGAGGCTCGCCAGAGACGGGGTGGGTGCGGCAACAGCCGCAGGGGGCGGGGCGGGTGGGCCCGCCTCGAGGATGGCACGGAGGACGCGGCGCGCCTCCGCGTCGGTGCGCATGCGGTCGACCAGGTCGGGCCACAGCAGCGTGAGCAGCGCGGCCCGGTTCGCGGGGTCCTGCGCCATGGAGGCGAGGTCGGCGCCGACCGCGCGCGGGACGGTGTCCTGCGCGGCGCGGAGGCGGGCTGCGATGTCCTCGGGGTCCTGGGCGCCGATGTGGGCCAGGTAGTGCCGCTGCAGCGCCGTGGCGTTGCCGGGCACGGAGACCGAGCTGAACTCGCGAAGGGCGTTCTGCTCGTAGTAGAGCCCGGCGGACTCGTACTCGTAGACGTAGTCCCCGTAGGCCAGGACTCGCTTCTCCTTCTGTTTGAAGGCGACGTGGTCGGTCGGGAGCTTGTCGCGCTGGGTGACCTTCCCGTACTGCCACGCCACCGAACCGGCCTTCCGGAAGCCGTTCAGGTGCTGATGACCCACCGCGGCGAGCGCCGGATCCGGGCTCTGGAGGTTCCACTCGACGCGGATCATGAGCTTGCCGGCGTCGTCGCCGGTCCGCGGCACCTTGGCCTCCACGGCGCGCCCGACGACCCGGTACGGGTTGTGCGAGTCGAGCACGACAGGGTTGGCCCTGTACTCCGTCAGCTTCCAGTCCTGCCGCACGATCGAGTTGTAGCGATCCTCGGTGTCGTTCGAGGCCTCGAACAGGGTCGTGTTGTCGTCGCCCACGGCGTCGCGCTGCTCGGAGTCCAGCGTGAGGAGCCCGGCCTCGGGGATGGCGTTCCGGATCTCGATGCTCACGGCGTCGCCTCCCGGCGGATCGGGGTCAGGATCTGGCTGGTGACGCGGTCGGCGCGCGAGGCATCCCAGGCGTCGGACCCGGCGCGGACGAGCTCGTCGGTGGTGCCAGCGACCTCCTCTGCCCACCAGCGCGACGCCGAGGCGTCGAGACCGGCACCGAGGAGGGCGCGCTCGAGCTGCCGCGCCAGGAAGCGAACCAGGAGGGTGCCGTCGAGGCCGGAGTCCGAGGCAGCGTCGTAGCCACGGCGCGCCGTCTCGATGTGCTCGGCGACCGCGGCGCGGACGCTGCGGGACGGCTCCCCGTCGCGGCCGCCGTCCTGCGGTTCCTCGGGCTGCCGGTCGATGTTCTGCGTCGGAGACAGCTTCTCCGGCTTCTCCATCTTCGGCGCCTCGTCGAACTGCTCGTACTCGGCGGCCTCGTTGGGGTCCATCCCGATCGCGACCCAGGTCTGCACGCGGTGGAGGCGCTCCGTGTAGGAGACCTGGAGGGCCTCCACGGACGTGAAGTCGAACTCGACGGCGACACCGGCGCGCGCGAACCGCGAGAGCGCGCGCTGGTAGCGGGTGGCGCGCGAGATCAGGCGCTCCCAGTAGACGCGCATCTCCTGCCGCGAGGCACCGTAGCTGGCCGTCGTGAGCCCGGCGCGGGTGGGCGGGACGCCGAACGCGGCAAGGACCTTGTTCCGGAGCGTGGCGTCGCGTTCCGATTCACCGAGGTCCTTCGGCGACCAAGACAGCGGGGTCGCCGTGATCTTGCCGCCCCAGGCGAACGCGCCCCGGAAGGTCGAGATCGCCCGCTCCCAGCGCTGCTCGATGTCGTCGCTGCCCTTCGGGCCCAGCGAGCCCTCCACGCTGAAGAGGATGTCGGGGCGGCCCTTCTTCGCCAGCTTCCCGGCCTGGACCCTGGCACCCCAGTCCGCGACGAGGTCGTCGTGGAGGCACCGGATCACGGACTCGCCGAGACAGGCGCGCTCGTCGTCCCGCCACGAGATGCCGTGGATGTGGCAGACCTGCTCCGGGGGCAGGATGCGGCGCTCGCCGGTGGCGCGGTCGGTGACCTCGTAGCCGACGGGGACACCCCCAAACCCGACCACGACGCGAACCTGCGCAGGGTGTAGGCGGTAGATCGCGACGCGTTCGGGCGGAATCCAGAGGTAGCCGTTTCCGGTGAGCAGCTCGTCGGCAATCCACTGTGCCAGGAGCGTGGGCCCATCGGCGCCGGCGTTGCCGTTCTCGAGCAGGTCGAGGAAGGGGTCATCGACGAGCTCGCGGCGACCCGGGCCGTTCGTGCTGCTCGACACGCCGCGCCGCTTGCGCACGGCCACGAGCTGGAGCGCGGCCAGATCGGAGGCGATGGCATCGACGCAGACCCAGACCCACGGGAACCGAGACAGCGTGCTCATGGCGTCGAGCGCTGGATACTCGGGCTCCGTGCCGATGGCGCCAGCCGAGACCCACGGGCGCGGCGAGTAGAACAGCCGCTCT